TAGAACTGGAAAACAAACGCTGTCTCAAGTTGCACTAAGCGAGTTTGACAGCGATGACGAAACACTAAACCTCCTTAGAAAACGAACGAAGCTTGAAACTGCTCTTGCCCACGTTGAAAAAATTCTGACCAACATCAACCCTGTATCCTCGAGGATGCACAGTGGGTACAACTCATACGGAGCCAACAGCGGGCGCTTCACAAGCTCTGGCTCCAAACGTGTAACAGGTAATAAGAAAAAAGAGTCTTGGGGGATCAATATTCAACAAGTGCCTAGAGACAAAGAGTTCAGAGAATGTTTCGTACCTTCAAAAGGATTCAAATTCGTTATCGCGGACTATTCGCAGATTGAGCTTCGTTTGGCAGCAGAGCTAATTGGCATACCCCAAATGATCGAGGCTTTCCAAAATGGGGCGGATTTGCACTCACTTACTGCAAGCTTGATTTATCATGTGCCGATTGATGAAGTGGAGAAGTCTCAGCGTCAGATGGGTAAGACGTTGAACTTTGCTTTGTTATACGGCATGGGTTTCAAAAAATACAAAACATATGCTGCTAGTTCAGGTAACATCATTTCATTATCTGAAGCTAAGGTGGCTCACTCAGGTTTCCACCGTGCTTACCCTCGACTCAAGGAATGGCACAGAGAACGAAACGCTATGGTCCAGGACGGTTGGACTTATGTAAGAACACCTATTGGAAGGAGAAGGTTGCTGAGTTACGACGACGCGGCCATGACCACCTGCGCCAACACCCTGATCCAGGGAGCAGGGGCGGACATACTGAAGCTTGCAATCGCCCGCCTAGGAAAATTGATAAACGATGACTTCCGTCCGATTGCCACGGTGCACGATGAATTGATTTTCGAAGCGGTCGAAAGCAAAGCAGATCACTTTAAAGAAGTGCTTGAGACCGAAATGAGACTTGCAGCCGAGTCTGTTTTGAGTAAAGTTCCCGTTAAATGCGACGCAAACGTCGGAGATTCCTGGGCAGAAAAATGAATTTGATTACTGTTTGGTTACCCCAAGACGAAAAGCGTGACGTCTTTACCGCTAAAACTGACAGCGGTTATGTCGGGTGCGTGAAGACAGATGGGTGCATGATTATGACTACGGAGCATTATGCAAAACCTCTGATCGCTGCAAACGCTGCGAGAAAACTAAATAAAACACTTAAACAAAATGGTCTTATACAGGAGACTGTAAAAGTTAAGACAGAAAAATTAAAAAAGACAGATAAGGCAGCAGAGTGTAAGTTAACAGGAAGATTGTATACAGATGAGCAACGTAGCGCCATGCCACTTCTCAGCTTTAGAGAAGTTTGGATTGTGACTCGTAACGACGAGTATGTTCTCGACTGTCTGAATACAAGTAAAAAATTACTTTGTTCATATACGAAGGATAAAGAAAAAGCAAAACGATTTAAAGATTACGAGGAAGCGTCCAGGATATCCAGAACTTTAAAATCAGTATGTGGACCTGGATTTGATATCAGTCGCTATTGGCTAAAAAACAGCTAAATTAGTTGTATATGTGAACCAGTCTGAGGATGACTAGCACCCAATTTCGTCCGGCTGGACGTCTCTTTGGTATCGATTTAGCCGGGTTATTTAGCGATGACGATGAAGCTACTGGAGGACTTAATCCGTTCCTCTCTTTAATGCAGCAGACAAAAGGTAGGGGCAATGCTTTGAGTATGAGGCCACAGCCTCAGACTGGTACGACTGCAATGCTTGGTTTCGGCGGCGGCGCAGGAGGAGGTGCGATTAATAATTACAACCTCGTCGGCAGCAACATCGGGGCAAATACTGGCACAGCTAATATAAATACTGAAATAGATCAACCAGTCACCACTCCCGGCAGTCCTGATACTGATACTGATCCTGATCCCACACCTACTGATCCCACACCTACTGAACCAGTTCCGTACTTCACCCCTGAAGCCGTTCGATTCAGCAGAACCCCTCAGGATTACAGCAAAGACTTGAGCCGACAGGAGGCAGTCGGTAAAGCTAACCAGCTTCTCAAACGCGCTGTTGGTGACAAACTCACCACGCAGGAACAGTACAACAGGCTTTTCGATCCTCTTCTGAAAGATCTTCAAGAGGGAGACGACTACGGTTTTGACATCGATCGTTTCTACAAGAACGTAGAAAAAGAAGGCTTCACTCCTTATCAAGGTATCGGAGTAGCCGGTAAGCTCGGTTCCACAAATCGTGGAGACTCAGGAGCTTACGGGGATTACGTGAACACGTTGTTTGGCAAAGACAAACATTTCTTTGACCAAAAAGACGCGGGTCGTCGATTCCTCGAAGCAAAAGCGTTCTATCGCCCTGGTGGAGCTGATACACAGCTCGACAAAATTGGAATGATCCAAGGTCGTTTCGATCAAGGCGAAATGAAGTTCCGTGGTGCAGGTGGTGAAGATTACGGCACCGGTTACCGTGCAGGTACTGTCGGCGATCGTCTGAGACCTTTCTACGAGACATACATGAAGGAGCAGGGTCTCGGAGCTACGCAGAATCCAGAGGGTTATGCAGCAGGTTCTAATCTCCCTGCTGGTTCTTCACAGAGTGCTCCCAGGTTTGACGATTATGATTTTGCTTCGTTCGGCGAAGGAGGTTACGGCTTGAAAGATGTTCGAGCTTTACTCGATAAGGGAGCAACATCAGAAGATCTTCTGAGACTTGGCAAACGAGCCAGGTCACAAGGTCTGAACGTCGGTGGAGGCGTTAAGAGTCTGTTCAGCGAACTAGCTTAGTAAAAAATAAACTTCACAGGGTTGGAAGAGTTGTACACTCTTCTAACCCTTTTTTAGTGATGAATTCTGAGCAGTACAGCCTATTAGTTTCGAAGGCACAAACTCAAGTAAAAATATCTGTAAAAGCACTCGACGCTGCCCACGCGCAAGGGCAGGCTTTAGACATTGCAAGGAGTTTAGAAGCAGACAGATTCGAATTGGGTTATGGAATAGCCAAACATAATAAGTTGAGTGAACTATTTGAAAAACTTGCATACAACGATTTTGATCACAAAGAGTGTTACGACTGGCAAGGATCTCTCGTTAACAAAGTCCCTGCTGTTTATACACTTAACAAAAGATTTTATGTGCGACCTTTAATACTAGGTTATTTAGATATAAGTAAAGACGCTGTAGTAAAAAACGTGTGCAAGAACCCATTGTGTGTAAACCCATACCATAACCAGTATTTGCATGAAAAAAATTCAAAAATAGGTGGCGGGGACCTCCAGATGCTTTTAGCATTCCGTAGCCAAGGCGCGAGCGTTCCGCAAATCGCCAAGGCACTCAACGTACACCGCTCAACGATTTACCGAATCCTCAAAGATGAACGTTTTTCTTCTGGGACTTAGGGTCACAGACTCTGCAATGGTCGAAGACGGCAAAGTCAACGTCATTGCTGAATCTCTGCCTTCGTCAAACAAAAAGATTTCTACCAAAGTCCAACTGATACAAAAAGAAGATCACTACGTCGGCAAACTCCTGAAGGACCTCGAAGAAAAACAAGAGGTTCTTGCCATCGGGCCAACTAAAGCCACGCCAGATGGTGTGATTCAGATGCAACCGATGTTGGTTGTGACTCCTGAAAACTTTAGTGACATCCTCGCCATTAATACCTTCATGGCGTGCGGTGGACTTGGTCCAAAGTCAGAGGAGAGTGAGGTCGGTGACTCTACTGTCACAAACCGATCAATTGCCTGGCAGGCTCCCGACGACAAAGAAACAAATTGGTTCAAACTCACAGCTTGGAACCAGCACTCTAAACAACTCTCTGAGCTTCCTAATGGGACGCCCACGATCGCTGTCGGTCGCGTGAGTACAAGTGAAAAAGGTGAAAAGCAGTATCTGAACTACGCCGTGGATCAGATTCTTTACCTTCCCAAGGGCACGAAGTCCGCGCCTAAAAAAGCAGCTGACCCCGAAAAAGGTCAAGTCGCTGCAGCGGCTATTGGTTCAATTAACTTCTCTCTCTGATTAGTCATGGTATTTATCGCTGGACAATTTGCGGCTGATGAGATTCTCTGCCAAGTCCCACCGCACACGCTCCGTATCGATCTTCAGCAGCGTCGCTGGAAGTCGGATACGGATCCCGATCAAGCAATCACAGATTCCAATGACAACGGAATCCCTATTTCATTTGTATTGCTCGGGTTTACTCCCTTCTATGGGAACCTTGGAATGCGAAACCGTCAAGAATTCATCAGGGTTGCGTTTATTGGTGTGGACCCTACTCATCGTCTGTTACCTAGTCGATGCGTATCAACTGCTGTTATCTCTGGCAAGAGCAGCCAAAAGAATTTCATCTCATATTTTCAAACCCTTTACAACAACCGCATCAACGTTGCGGAAGTCGTAACTCAAACAAAGTTCGTTCAAAGAAGTTTTACTCAAACTGATCCGATTACCGGAGCAGATACAGGTAAAGTTAATTACAACGTGCTTGAGTTTGTTGACCGTCCAGTTAAAGACGACGAAGAGAAAACTCTCATCAAAGATATTAACGAGTGGCTCCAGAGCGATGGAGGAGACTTGGTATCAAGTGCACTTCGTTCTCATATCTCCGGTGCGAATTTGGTTGAACTACCTCTTGGAACCGATCATGCCGAAATCAAAGCAGCTTTTGATGAAGCGAATCCCCAGCTGGAGGGATCTAAGGCGGAAGGTCTTAGCGCTCTTCCTGCTGGTGCGGGCGAACCTAAGGCAGCGCCTCCAGAGCCCACGTCAGACAATTCTAAAGAACTGACAAAGGAACAGAAGGAAGCCTTGAAAGCTGCGGGTCTTTCGGTGTAATCTAAAGGCTACTCACACACCAAACCGCCGAAGTGCTCTCGGCGGTTTTTTATTGCTTAAGCAAATCGCTTAAACGAGGAAGCTCTACTCCAGAGTCTGCAACAGACTTTGCAAGATTTTGAAAAAGCCTTTTTTGAACTAGGTAGTTTGCGTGGAGCAGGTCTAAGATCTCTACAAAGTCCTCTGCCTTTTCAATTTTTCGTGCACGAGACATAAATCTATGATGATAAAACTCTTGTTCGATCGTCATATACTCACGTAACTGCCGTAGTAGATCATCACTTTCCATGAGCTTTTATAAAGTACCCGACAATATTATTAATCCTATTACGGAAAAAAACCTCGTGTCTGGGAGGATTGTCCTACCTCTTGATACAGACGGACAGCTCGAAGCTCAATTAAAGTCGATGGGACACTCCGACTGTATCCGAGCTAATAGTGATACCGACTACCTCGATACTTCTTGGTGGAGAAATCTCCCTGACTTCGATTGGACCGTGGCGATTACCCAGGGTGTGCGTGAGAATATTCAATGGGTTATTGAGCCGGGTTTCGAACTCGCTAATCGCGGTCTTATTATTCTTGACCGCTTAACATTTCTTGAGCCCACACGGGCGAGATCTGAGTTTTTACTGGAAAAACCTTTATCGAATCTTATCGTTTTAAATCCTCGGCCAATATTTCGTGCTGATCAGGGTAAAACAAAAGACTCAGTAACATCTGCGTGGATGGTATACGACAAAGCGAAGCCAACAGATAGGGGGACAAATATTGATTTCGATGTAAGCTGGCAGCGACCAAAATACTTTTTACAAAAAAATGAAAGGACGACTGCAGCTGCTCCTGACGCAGTGGATTGAAGCACAACAAGAAACAAATAAAAAGCTTGATACTATTGCAGCGTTGTTGGTAAGTAATCAAATTCTGCAAGAATGCGTAGACCACGCTGGTCAACCTCGTGAAGCAGATGAAACTGCAGAACTTGTTGCCGACTCTTTTTCAGCGGGTCGTTGCTTGCTGAGTGAGCTAGATCAACGTAATAGAGATTTCGAGTATCAAAAAAGTGAATTTTTTATAGACGACGGCGACGGTGACAATAAAGACGCAGGCAACGGACTAGCGCAGTTCTAGTATTAAATAAATTAAAAAGCATGGATACACGTAAAACTATCAACGGTTTGAGGCACTACAAGTGTCCTGGAGTACCTGATTATCTACCGTCTGTAACTTCAATTCTTAGTAGTACTCAGTCAGCTAAGACTCAGCAAAAACTGGCTCACTGGAACATTATGAACCCTGGTGCAGCTGACGCTGCAGCAGCTCGAGGAACGTGGATTCACGAGGCAACTGAAAATCATATTCGTGGATTGAAGGTTGTGCCTCCAGAGGCATACGCTCCTTTTTGGAAAGGCGTTCCTGAGAGAATGGACGAGATTCTTGAAGGAGGCAGAGTCCTGTGGTCTGAGCGACCTTACAATCAACCAAGTTGGTCTAAGTACGTTGGAGACGATGGTGTAGGAAGAATTTTCTACTACGACGAAAATACAAAACACGGATACGCAGGGTGCTGTGATTTGATTTATATGGACAGCAACGCAGAGATTGTCCTAGCTGACTTCAAGACGAGCGCAGGTCCTTACAGCGCACGTTTCCCTAATAAGAAGTCCAACGTCGACGAAAAAACTAAAAAGGCACTCATTTCAGGAGTGTTTAAGGTCAAGAAGACACGACTACAATTAGCTGCCTACAAACTTGCAGCAGAAGCCTGCTTAGGTATCAAAATTAGTAAAACGCAGATTATCGTGTCCACGCCGATAGATGACTATCAGACTCAGGTCTTTACCTTTGGTGAATCCGAGGTCGAAAAGGACGAGCTTGCCTGGCTCGCTTTAGTCGACAAATTCTTTAACGAGGTACGACCAAAGGCCGGTCAGTCTTAAATCTTTGTCAGATAGGTGTTAAAACCTCAGATCCAAGGCAGAATGGTGGGACATCAAATCACGTCATGCAATTCATTTGTTCCGTAAACAGCAAAGTAGTCAGTGCACTCGATGCTGCTACGGGCAAGATTGAGGCAGGTGGTGACTTTCGATCTTTCAACAATAACTGGGAACCTGTAGAGCTAGACGCCCTTGGTATCGCAGACGAAGTAGGTCAGCGAAAGGGTTTATGCGCTTGGCACATGCTCGAAGGGAAGCGTGTCAAGGACAATACTGGAATCGTCCATGCTGGCTTGATAATTATCGACATCGATAATCAAGCCGACGGAAAAGACGCTGAAGGAAACAAAATTCAAAAACAAGAGCTCACTTGGGAGCAAGCTCAAGAACTCGATATATGTAAAAAATATCTTTCTCTTGCTTACGACTCTCCTTCAACTTCAGAATCTTGGCCTCGGTTTAGGTTAGTTTTTGGC